GCCTGGTCCAGGTTATCCTGATCGCTGTGAGCCAAACCAGATTTTAGCGCAGCCAATGACACTTGCTCTTCTTCTGATTCTGGCTTTTTCTTAGTTGGCTCTGTCGGTTGCACACCCAGCACAGCTTCACCATTTTCTGGTTCTGGGATCTGGAGTTTTTCTGTTACCCAAGATACAGGGATCTGCATACCCAAGGTGACTAGGCTTGGCAGGTGCTGGGCGTAGTAGGCAATATCTTCTGGTTCGCTGAGATCAAATTCAAAGCGCGGAATACGGTGTGGGCCGCTGAAACTGCGACCGTTCAATGCATATAGTGGATAGATTAAATCCCGCGTTAAAGTAGCGGCTATTTGCTTTGCGTCGCCGTCTCGTAGCTCTTGGCGCACTTCGTTATGCACGTTACCTAGTGCGTTGGTGCTACTCTTTCCATCTGCCTGGCTGGTGAGTGTGCCACCTAAGATAGCTTTAGATTGTGTTTTCTCACACCATGCCATCATGGCTTCAAATGGTGTGCTAGAGCCTTTTGCCGCTTCCTGAAACTCAATATCCATGCCGCGCGGGATAATCCCGCCAGCGTTATGGCCTATGGACATGACAGCCCGCAATAGCGTGGCTTTTTCTTTCTCGCTTGCTCCCGTTGGGTATTTGCCCAGGCGTAACGGCAGGCCGTAAATTTCAAGAAATTCCGCGAGATCGCGAACAGAGAAATTCTTAAATAGGTATGGCCAGAATAAAACACGGGCTAATGCTGAACGGCCCACATAACCAGATTTTGCAGCGTGTTTATGGGTTATCCAGCCAAACGGGTTTAACTCAGCGCCTTCGTATGAACCATCACGCAAGCGCAATTCGTTACGGTCATTCGGGTTAGTCTGAAACCATGCAGGGTCGCGCCAATGACATAGAGGGACGCGCTTTTTCTCAATGGTTTGCCATTCCAGCTCCTGATTCCCAAAGCTTTTTAATATGCCGTCTGACATATTAAGTAATATGGTATTAAAGTCTGTTCTGTCCTCCATTAACTCAGTTAGCATCGATACGTCTGCCAATTCTGCTTTTGATGGATTGCGCGGCGCAACGATCTGCCAGTCCAATCCAAGCAAAGCGTTTCGGCGTTTTTGCAACTCGCTGAAGATATGACCGTCTTTTTCTTCCATATCTTCGGCCAGTTCACATTGACTAACCAGGTTGCCACGTTCGGCTTCTGCCATGATGCCTGCGAGTTTTGTTGGTGTGAGTCCACGACTGGGGTGATCTGAAAAATGTTGATAGAGCCCGGCTATTTGGGCTCTATCATCGTGGGTTTGCATTTCTTTGGGCTCCGATGTGAGCGGCTGCCCGTAAATATCAACTATGGCCATTACCATGCTCCTGTAAAATCGTCTGGCATATCATCTAGGCTCGAATCCCAGCGGCTGGCCCTGTCTGGTAGCGCTTCAAATTCTATGGGCGCGCCTTCCATGTACGAGGCTCTTACCGCCATACATAAGGCAACCGCCGAGTCTCCATGGCGCTGCTTGCCATCAGCCCCTTTGCCTGAGCCTTTTTCAATCTGTGGAACGCCTTTGTTCATTTGGATCTTACGAAGGTCGTCAAGTACGTCTTGAGTTTTGGGGATCTCGATGTCGCCATCTTCGAACTTGGCTTTGAACTTGGGCATCCAGTCACGATACCAACCGATGCTTAGATGCACCTGGTCCACCATGTCGTCACCGTATTTCAAGGCCGCAGCTTCGGCCAAGAACCCACCGTTACCCGTGGCATCAAATGCGGCACCAACCCAACGAGGCAAACGATCAAGAATATAAAACAGGATTTGCTTCTGCTGGTCGTAGGTTAGATTGCGCAGCTCCAACATGAATGGCACCCGCAAGCGCGTATCGGGCTGGATAGCGATCGGTACGAATACCGACAAATCGCCAGAGCGGGCAAAGTCTTCTCCGAAAGCGTGTTGGTTTTCGTCCGTTAACTTGTCGAGCTCAGGCTGTATTTGCTCGAAGCAAAACGCTTTTATTTCGGCTTCACGTTGAGCCTGTGACCATTGGGTGAAGTCTTTAGGGGCTTCGTATTTAAGGACAGGAATACCGTCTACTTGGGCGCGTTCAATCAACCCGCGAGGAATATAAGCCCCACCGCCAGACTTAGGTGCGCAATAGTATTCTTCTAATGCGTCTTCTTCTGTTGCCGTGTCTTTAAGTAGACCGGACTTCCATTCATCCTCTGCAGCTTGAGACCACGGCTTGCGAGTAATTTGGCAAATACGCTGATAGAGACCTTCTTTACAAGCATCATCCAGCGTAATGGTATGAACGCTGTAGCGCTTGCGGCCAGCACGACTGTCGCCGATAAGTTGATTAAATAGGTTATCGACTCCGTTATGAGTGCTGATCAAGCGTACGCGCGCACCCCACATGGTGAGTGCCAGTGCCGCCTTGAGTACTTCGGCTAAACGCTCATGGAACGCCGCTTCGTCTATAGTGACGTTGCCTTGCATACCTCGTAAGTTAGACGGGTTAGAGCTGAGCGCTTGCACTTTAAAGCCGGAAGCAAAGTAGACAACGAAAGTAAGAATGTCTTTATTGTCATCATTAAGGACTTCTTCCTGAATATCCCCCGCCAAGCGATCAAAGGCCTTGGCCCACATAGCAACCGCTTCAATAAACTCTCGCGCCATCTCTTTGTTAGAGCCCACATAGAAATGGTTGCAGCCGCCATCGGCTTTGGTAGTACCGGCACACAAGGCAGCATCAGCCGCTTCCGCCCAGGTCAGCCCTGTGCGTCGGGATTTTTCTGCAATTTTGAGAGGTGATGTATCCGCCAGCCAGCGTTTTTGATAGCCCAATAAAACCTGCTTCGAATCGAATTGAGCCAAATCTTTTAGATTGTCAGAGGCTAATGTACCTAATGGTCGTTCTAATACAGCGGTCATATTAAGCAAGCCCTAATAGTTCTTGTTTAATAAACGCCACACTATCTGCGGTCATGCCTTGCGCCTTCGCAGCATTGTCGATGGCATCAGCGGCTTCTTGGGCGAACGCTTGGCGAATCTCTTTCTCTCGTTTGTGGCTGGTCATGGCGGCGGCTTCAATGCGCTGGGCAACCATGGCCAATTGATTCAGCGCTTTAGGTTCTACTGGCTCACCGGATTCCATTAATGCAAACGAGGTTTCTGATGCGAGGGTGCGCACGGCTTCTTGGAGCAACTTACCCACGTCGCTCGTTGGTTCGTTGCCTAACTTAGATACCCACACCTCTGACACTTCGCGCATCTCACGGATACGGGAACCGATTTGTTCCATGCGGGCGGCGTAGCGATTTAGACCAGAGCGAGACAGCTTTGCCTCTTTAAGGCCTGCTTTGTCGATCTTCTGATTAACGATCTCAAGTACTTCTGTCTGTTCTAAACGACCATCACGCAGCATGGCATTCAGCTGCTCTTTGATCTCGCTCGGCAACAGGTCGACTTTAGAGCGCCGGCCACGAGTGCGCTTTTCAGTGCTCATGTGCGTCGCGCCCGTTTAATGCCTGGCACGGTTGAACGACCTTCAATATGGTCGTAACCACGTTGCGCTAATGTAGCAACGTAGCAGCCGGACAAATCCACAAGCGACACAACCCCTTGCTCTTTCATCCACGCTAAATGTGTTTTGATCACGTCCCGAGTGACGGTGTGGCCATATTGATCGAGACAGTCTTGTAGGACTGAATCGTTGGCGTTGCCGCCACAGTCGTTTAATGATCGCAGCAAACACAAGCGTTGATCCTGATCTAGTAAGCCCTGCATCATGAGTTCTTTCTCTCTTTAAGTTCATTTTCTAACAGCAAGTCACTCAGCTTTTGCACTTGAACTAACTGCGGCCCGAATGATTTCAGCTCGCCCCTAAGCCCAGATATTTCCATGTTTAATTTGTGCAACTCTTTCTCTGTCGGTAGCTGGTTCATGCTGTTTTCCAGTGTGTCCACTTGCTGTTTAAGTGAGATCACAGATTCTTGTTTCGCATATGTCTTACTGAGCAACGCCATGATGACGAGCCCGATAGTAGTAATAAGCGCCCAGATCATCGCCCAATATTTTGCTAATACTTCGCCGATCATTTTTTCTCTCGCTTTGTCTGACAATGGATACAGCGAACAGCATTAACAGCAGCAACTCGCGCGGGTGGGATAATCTGAGTGCAATCTAAACACCAGCGCCCATGCTCATCTTCATCGGGTTCTTCCTGAACCCTTGATGTAGCGGTCGCTATTGATACCTTACGAAAAAACTCTTCTTGCTCTGAGGCTCTATCAAATAAATCCGTCATTTGCGGCCCTTGATAACATTGGCGATCGCGCCTGTGACTTTGTCGCCCGATGACTTGGAATAAGGTGCAAAGCCATCCACAGTTCGTAAACCAAGGTAGGCAAACGCAGGTGATCCCAACGTCATTGCCAATGTCCAATCAGCGCCAGAGCCGTATCCGAACGCCTTCCACCCCTCCC